AGTAAGAGATCTTAACAAAAGTGGTAAGTTCGATAACGGTGAGAAAAAGATATGCGGTCAGACAGCTATACCTTACGGAACTTATGAAATTACCATGAATGTTGTTTCCCCCAAGTTCTCTGATTTCACCAAGTATCCATATGCACGCCAATACAGAGGCTACATGCCTCGCTTGCTTCATGTGAGTGAGTTCGATGGGGTTTTGGTGCATCCAGGGGCAACAGCGGCGAGTAGTGCGGGCTGTATTATTGTGGGTCGCAATACTGCTGTAGGACGTGTAACAGACTCTCAACAGTGTTGGCATAGTTTGATGCAAAACTACTTCATGCCAGCTAAGAAAACTGGTGAGAAGATAACAATTGAGATTATATGAAAACCAAGTGTATTTGGGTTATAGTAACGGTCACGGTCTTAGCCTTGACCTTTACTATTTATGCCCCCAGCTCACAATATAGTGGAGCTATTCAAGAGAATGATGACGGAGTCAAAGTCACACGTATTGATAGCATCGTATATGACACCATTAAATACGAAATGCCTGTCCCTCGTGATAGTGTAGTAGTACGATACGAGACAGTAAGGCTCCCAGTAGTAAACAAACCAATTCACACAGAGACTATAGACACCTTAATACAGGTTGTTGCAGATAGTGTAGATGTTGCAATACCTATTACACAGAAAGAGTATAGTGATAGCACATATTATGCTCGTATAAGCGGTTATAAAGCCAATCTGGATGAAATACACATCTATCCTAAAACAATATATCGAACCACGATTATTAAAACAAAACCTAAGAAATTTGGTATCGGTGTTCATGCAGGGTATGGATTTAGTAAGAATGGCACAACGCCTTATGTTGGCATAGGAGTACAATACAACGTCTTATCGTGGTAAATTTCACTAAAATAAAACCCCAAATCTGATATTCCAGCATTCTTTTGTGAACAATAAACAAAAGAAACAATATGGAATTACACATTAAAGACAGGATTTATATTCCTCAGTTGCTCCCACAATCTAACAATTTCATGGGATTCAACTTGAAGCGTGAGATTACAAAAAAGGTAGCACTAACCGCTGAGGATCAGGAAACTTACAAAATTAAAGAAGAAGCAGAACACAATCGTGTGGTATGGGACGTTGAGAAAGACCGTGAACTGCCTCTGATTGTTGATTTCACTAAGGACGAGTTGAGCTATCTGAAGGCTGCTTGTGAAAAACTTGCAGAAGCTCCTTATCCAGATGATTTTTGGCTAACCGTTGAAAAAATTTACAACGCCGCAAATGCCGAGTAAACTCTTGCCCCATGTTTATATAAAGAAAAAGCTACCTCTCATAAAGGTGGCTTTTTTATTTAAATGAAATTTCAAACATTTAAAATTTCGACCACCTATTCTTTTATATAACCAAAAAAGCAAAAACAATGGATAACAAAACAAGTAACCGTGCACTTGGCTTTCTTATTTGGTTTAGGAAGTACTATAATGGTGAGTCGGATAAGACCTATCAGCAGATAGCTAACGATTATGGTCAGGCTAATTATGGCGCACTGAGGATGTATCTTCTTGAACTGGCTGAGAATGGCTATGTTGAGATTATTAATAAATCAAAGCGCACCCAGCGTTTTGTAGTAGTGGAACCTAAATTTATGGAACTTATATGACAACCCCTAAGTTATGCAAAAATTGCAAGTTCTTCAATGAAGAAATAAACGTACACTTGCTTCACAAAATACATGTACCATCTCACTGTCGTGCTATGGATCATTTCATTACCGCCTCTGCGAACTGGAAGTGTAGCAACGATCTGTTTGAAGAACGTAAAAATAATGAATACCCAAAAAGTGTCTGAAAATGTCAGAATTAGTAGCACCCACTAATATTACAATTAATTTTACACCTTCCGAAAAACAGTATGAACTGTGGAAGTTGTTACAACCAAATCAATGTCCTCATTGCGGTGGAACTATTGATCAGGTAGAATGTGGCGTAGATAGAGACGGGCATCCTATATACAAACCACAATGTCAAAAATGTGGCTCATTCGACTTACCACAGATTATTCTGGGAGGAGGAGCTGCTGGTGGAGGAAAAGCACTTAAACTTGACGAGTTGGTATGCACACCCAGTGGCTTTCGAGAAGTTGGTGTTTTAAAGAAAGGTGACGTTATTACCAACCCTACAACTGGAGGGACGCAGAAGATTGTGCATGTGCACCCAATTGAAACACACGACTATTACCGTGTAAAATTCATTGATGACACACATGTTGATTGTTCTGCTGGTCATTTATGGAACTGTCATGTTGACAATGATAAAAGCAAGCATGCCAAATATGATGAAGAGCCACCTGTTGACAAAGTATGGAAAACCGATGTTATGTACGAATGGTATAAAGAAAAAAACAAAGAAGAGTATTTAGCCATTCCTTTAACAGAGCCTGTACAATTCACTCCAGGTAATCATAAACCAACTATTGCCCCATATATTCTTGGAGCATTAATTGGAGGCGGGCGTTTTCAATCGTATTCTGGAGGGTCTAATATTGTAACACTCACTTCTATGGACGACGAAATAAAAGGTCGTTTTGAAGAGTATGGTTACGATATATTTAATTTTGTTTTAAATGACAGCTATAGAAGAACTAAGGCTTATTCTATATATAGCACAGAACTTATCAAACAATTACGAGAACTTGGGTTAACGGAATGCACATCTAAAACAACGTTCATACCTAAAGACTACAAAACATCTACCATTAAAGACCGCATAGCTTTAATACAAGGCTTGATATACACTGATAGCTATATCGATAGTCGAGGGCATATCATTTACACAACTATTAGCAAACAGTTGGCAGAAGATGTAGCATTTATAGTACGTTCTTTAGGCGGAATAGCAACAATTACCCAAAACAAAGATGGCTATAAAAAGAATGGTAAACACATCCAGTATACCGACGCTTATGATGTTCAAATATGCGCCAAAATGAATCATGAGTGGTGTGGACCGCTATACAAAAAAGAACTTTTTACATACGATTTTAATGATTGTTTTAGTAAATTGAGCAAACGTATTGTAGACATAGAATACATTGGCAAACAAGAGGGACGCTGCATCACTGTTGACGACCCCAGCGGTTTATTTGTAACAAACGACTTCACAGTCACTCACAATTCATATCTTGGTAGTTGCTGGATTATCATCAACTGTATGACATTTCCAGACTTGCGTGCTGTAATAGCCCGTAAGACCATTAAATCTCTGAAAGGCTCTACTTTCAAGACTATGAAGAACGTCTTGCGAGAATGGGGCTTGAAAGAAAACGTCAATTACAAAATCAATAATTTGGAGGGTGTTCTTACATTCTACAATGGATCAACAGTAGACCTTATAGAATTAGAAGACCTGCCTTCAGACCCAGATTTTCAACGACTTGGAAGTAACGAATGGTCTATTGGTATGATTGACGAAACATCAGAAGTTTCAGAGCGAGCTGTTGAAGTTTTGTTCTCTCGATTGCGCTATCGTATTGAATATACCTTCAAAATTCCACGTCTCCTGTTAACTACCAACCCATGTATTACGTGGATTAGAGACAGATTTGTACAAGACGCAGAAGGCAATCCTATTATTCCACAAGAAGGAGAGGCTTACGTACCATTTTCCGTATTTGATAACCCTAACAAAGGCTTTGTGGCTATCTATCGTGCATCATTAGACAAAATTACAGACAGAGCTACAAAAGAACGTTTATTGTATGGAAACTGGAACTTCGTTGATTCTAATGAGGCCGCAGCTTACTGGAAGTTTGATGGTAACGATCATTTGGTAGACGGCTTAAGAGAAAAAGTGTACAATCCATTGCTTCCAGTTATTCTTAGCTTCGACTTTAACGTTATACCTTACATGTCGTGTCTTGCCATGCAAATAGACTACGACCGTAAAAAAGTATATGTGCTGGAAGAGATTTTAGGGAAACCTGAAGATAAAGAAAACAACACACCTAAGTTCGCACAGAAGATCCGTAGAAAATACTTAAACGAAGGACACACTGGAGGACTATTCGTTACTGGAGACCCAGCAGGTTTAGCTCGTTCGACTCAAACCGAAGAAGGTGTAAATAACTTT